CAGGAGGTAATGATGGAGACATTTGGTTTAAATATTCATAGGAGTTTTAATGGCTAATACCTATGGCAAAGTATCAGGAACATTTCAAGAGATAGATAACGCCTACGGAAAAGTATCAGGTACTTGGCAAGAAGCAGATGAGATATATGCAAAAGTATCGGGTACTTGGGAATTAGTATTCGCAGCTTTTGAAGCAGGATCAATTCAAACATTAAGTTCTGGTTCAGGAACTTTTACGGTTCCTCAAGGAGCTAACGCAATCCACATTCAAGCTGCAGTAGGTGGCGGAGGGGGTGCCGTTGGTGGAGCGGACTACGATAAAGCAGGAGGAGAATCTGCTGGTGCAGGAGGTGGTTCAGGTGCTTATGTATCAGATAAAATTTTTAGTGTTACACAAGGAGAAACAATTTCTTATTTAATTGGTGGTGGCGGAGCTGGTGCTGGTAAAGGTTTTAATGTAACAGCAAGTGGTGGAGCAAGTACAACACTATCAGGATCTACGGCAGGAGCAATATTTACATTAGGTGCAGGTGGTGGATCTTCAGGAACTGGAGGTGGAGTACAAGGACCTCTAAGATCTAACACTGCGGGAACCGCAGGATCAGCTACTATTAACGGTACTGCAATTACGTCTGGAACTTTTAGAGATTCTGACGGTACTACAAAGAATGTTACAACATTAACAAGTGGTCCTGTGGGATCATTTAATCAATCAGGTAATGGAGCAGTAGGTTCTAACAATGGTAACTGTGGAGGAGATAACTGTAGAATAGGTGGATCAACTGGTGCTACATCTTATGATGGAAATATAGCAGGAGGTGCAGGAGGTTCATCTGGTGGTTCAGGTACAAACGGAACAGCTGGAACTAGAGGATCTGGTGGTGGAGGTGGTGCTGCTCAAGTAAATACTGGATCTACAAGTGGTGCAGCAGGTGGCTCGGGTGAAGTTCGTTATAGATTTCTTAGAGTACAATAATTGTTTTTAAAACCACAAAAAATTATATTTGATTCAATACTTCAAAGATATAAGTTAAAAAATATAAAACCTAATCAGTCTAATAATAATCAAGAACTTATAGATCAACTTGAGATTGATATAAAACTTAATGGTTTGTTATGCCCATTAGTTGTTAATAATGGTGTATTAATTGATGGTCATCATAGATATGAAGCTATCAAAGATTTTTGTACTGAAACTCTTGTATATGTGGTAAAGGATAATGATATGGAAAAATTATTATCTAAACTAAATAGTTATATTTGGTTTGATCATTTAGGCAAACTTGATGGAGACAGTTAGAATATTAGGATCTCTCATAGGTATTTCTAAATTAAATAACTTTGAAAAAATTAACAAAGAATTAATACCTATTATTGAAAAAGATATTTGTCCTCCTAAGTACAGGGATAAATACTATAAATCACATCAAAATGGATTTGCTTTTACTTCTGATAAAGCAGGACAATTAGATTCTTTCGAATCATTATACGGTGATCAATTACAATTAAATAAAAAATTTAATAACTTTTTTAATGAACTTAAACTAAATCTAAATACATTTTTACAAAACTTAAAATACAAAGATGTTGATTATTTTATAACAAAATCGTGGGTAGCTTACACAGATAAAGGTGATCATATATCGGCTCACGATCATGGAGCTAGTCATTTTAGTTTTGTCTATTATGTTTTAAAAAATAAAAATCATTCTTCAATTACATTCTATGAACCGACTCAAAGATTCTATATGCCAGAAGCTACAGAATGGAATGATCAAAACCACCAAAGTCTATCTATTAATAATGAGCCTGGTCAACTACTAATATTTCCTAGTTCACTTAAACATGGAACACAAAAGACAGAAGAGTCTTCTCCACGTATATCAATAAGTGGAGATATTATAATGACTTCAAAAACTAACAAAGTAAGTGAGATTTTAATACCTAACCCTGCTACTTGGAAGAAGCTATAAAATGTTGTAAAATGGCTTATGCCTTTAAGAAATGTAAGAATAGCCCCAGGTTTTAATAAAGCAGATACTCCTTCAGGAGCAGAAGGCCAATGGATTGATGGGGACTTTGTAAGATTTAGATATGGACAACCAGAAAAAATAGGTGGCTTCACGGCTATCGGAGCTGAAACTATATCGGGACCAACAAGAGCGCAACACACTTGGACAGATTTAGAAGGTAATAGATATGCAGCACTTGGTACTTCAAAAGCTTTATATATTTATTATGAAGATAAATTTTATGATGTAACTCCTTTAGCAACAGCTTTGACTGGAGCTACTTTTACATCTACACAAAACCAAAATATTGTTACTGTAAATAAAACTAGTCATGCTCTAGATGTTGGAGAATATATAACATTTACTTCGGTAACTTTACCTGGTGGTGGGGCTACAGGTTTTACTGTAGCAGATTTTCAAAATTTTACCTATGAAGTTTTAACTGCACCAAATGCAAACACTTTTACCATTCAAATGAAATCGAATGAAACAGGTACAGGTATGAGTAGTGCAGGAAGTGCTTCTATAAACCCTTATGAAGAAATAGGGCCTACTATACAAACATATGGTTATGGTTGGGGTACAGGCACATGGAGTAGAGGAACTTGGGGATCTGGTACAACAAGTTCAACAGTTATCCTTGATCCAGGTACATGGTCATTAGATAATTTTGGTCAACAGTTAATAGCAACAGTTAAAGATGGTAAAACATTTGTTTGGAATCCTGGTGTTTCAAATCCACTAGAACAAAGAGCAGTGGTTATGACAGGTGCTCCAACAGCAACAAGACTTACTATTACTTCAGATAGAGATAGACATGTGGTTCATTTTGGAACTGAAACTACTATTGGAGATTCAACAACACAAGATCCAATGTTTATAAGATTTAGTGATCAAGAAAATTTTAGTGTATATCAACCTACATCAATTAATACTGCAGGAACTTTTAGGCTTGATACAGGTAATAAGATAGTGGCAGCAGTATCTGGTAAAGACTATAATCTAATTTTAACAGACCAAGCAGCTTACACAATGCAGTTTGTTGGTCCACCTTTTACTTTCTCGATAAGACAAGTTGGTTCTAACTGTGGATGTATTGGTCAACACGCAACTGTATACGCAGATGGTAAAGTATTTTGGATGGGAGCAGGGGGAGGGTTTTTTGTATTTGATGGTACTGTTAAATTACTTCCATCACTTGTTGAAGACTTTGTATTCACGACTACTGGATCAAATGTAGGAATAAATTATTCATCTAATGAAATTATTTATGGATCACATAATTCTTTGTTCAATGAAATAATTTGGTTTTATCCAGCGGGAACACCGTCAGGTAATCCTGCAGTACAGAATAATAGAGCTGTAGTATATAATTATGTCGAGAATAGTTGGTCTACTATGACACTTGCTAGAAGTTCATATGCAGATGCTAGTACTTATGATGTACCTTATGCAACAGAATATACATCTACTGCAACTCCAACAATTTCTAATTTAAGCGGAGCAACAAATACTTTTGGTGCATCAACTTACTATGGACATGAAATTGGTACAAATCAAATTGCATTAAATGGTGCTGAAACAGCAATACCTGCATATATTCAATCAGGAGATTTTGATTTACCTACTGATGGAGATGGAGAATACTTATTAAGATTAAGTAGATTTTTACCAGATTTTAAAAACCTACAAGGTAATGCAATTGTTACAATTTTCTTAAAAAACTTTCCTATTGATTCTGGATCATCTTCACAACTTGGTCCTTTTACAATTAATGCTAGTACACAAAAGATAGATACTAGGGCTAGGGGAAGACTTGCAAATATAAAAATACAAAATACTGCAGTAGATGAGACATGGAGATTTGGAACATTTAGAGCAGACGTTAACCCTGATGGAAGAAGATAATGGCTAAGATAAACGTATATGTACCAGAACCACCACAAGAATATAGTGTAGAAGGATTTAGGCAAATAAACCAAGGTCTTGCGACTATTGAAAATCAATTAAATACTTCGTATCAACAAGACTTGAAAAACGAACAAGATTCGTTTAATTACTTTATGCAATGACAATAAGATATAAAAGCGAAACATTTGATTTAACAACTACTAACGTTACACCAGTTCTAACGTGCCCTAGTGATGCGACTATTATTGTAAAAAGTATACAAGCAGTACATGATACTGCAAGTAATGTAGATACTCACGCCTTAGTTACAAAATCAGGTGGATCAGCTAAAAAAATTTCTTATGAAGAATTAAATAAAGCAACTACAAATATGGTTAAAGGATCTTTGAATCTAGAAGCAAGTGATGTTTTATCAATGCAAGCAGGTACAGCTAATGAGATTACAGGTATTGTTAGTTATGCTTTAATAGACCGTTCACAGGAAAATGGCTAGAAAGTTTAAAGACTTTGTTGAAAGAGATAAGCCTAGGAAGAGACCTAGAAGACATTGTAAAAATCCTAATAAAAAAAAGAAGTTGCAGAATAATAAAAAATATAATAGACAGGGACGGAGACAAAAATGAGTGATATAATTAAAATACCAGCAGAAGCAAAAGAAATTGTAAAACATAAAAGGACTGGTAAAGTATATGCTAGTAAAGATGATTTTGATGCTGATGTTGCTGATCCCAACACTGACACTACTGTGGATGACTTTAGACAAGACCTCGAAATTAAAGTTACTAAAGTTTCTATGGGGGCAGAAACCAAAAAATAATGCAACCTCGAGGCGCAACCGAAATACAAATGGAGATGCTGAATAAGCATGTTTCAAAAGATCTATTAGATCAAGTACAAATATGTACTTCTATTCCTGGTAAAGTACCAATAGATTCTAATAAAGTTAATATACTTTGGCAAAAGAATTCTTGGGATCAAAATAATCTACAACCTTTCTTCAGAGATAAATCAAGGCATAAAGAATATGATTGGTATGTATTTAACAGTCATTGGAATTACGAAAAGTTTAGATACTTTTTTGATATACCAACAGAAAGATCTATTGTTATAAAAAACGGTATAGATAATTTTCCTATAAGAAAGATTTATAAAAAAGGAGATCCTATAAAACTTATACATCACTGTACACCATGGAGAGGTTTAAATGTTTTATTAGGTGCAATGCAGGAAATAAAGAACCCCAATATTATACTAGATGTATATAGTTCATCGCAAGTCTATGGAGATGAATTTAAAAAAAATAATGATCAACAGTTTGAGCCTTTATATGAACAAGCAGAAAAATTATCTAATGTAAATTATATTGGTTATAAACCTAATGAATATATTAGAGAGATGATGCCTAACTATGATATGTTTGTTTATCCATCTATATTTGAAGAGACTTCTTGTGCATCAGCTTTGGAAGCATTAGCTTCTGGAGTTCATGTAATTACAAATAACTTTGGAGCATTATATGAAACATGTGCAGAGTGGCCTGTGTATATAAACTATTCTACTAATTATGAAAGCATGGCTATAGCTACAGGAGAAGCTATTAATACTGCAGCTAAATATTTACATGAAGATTTTATACAAGACCATTTGGAAGAACAACAAAAGTTTTATAAAAGATTTTATAGTTGGGAGAAAAAAGGAATGGAATGGACAAGCTTTTTGAAAGGAGCGATTAGTGAAAGAAACAGTAAATAAAGACACTTATCAAACACTTAAAGAATTAAAAATAGATTCAAAACCTTTTGACAAAGCTATAGCACCTATATGGAAAAGTGAATCTAAAAATGAACAGATCAAACCTTATTCTATTTTTGTAGCTACTCCTGTGCATAGCGAATGTTCAATACATTATACTAATGCTTTATTAGGATTACAAAAATTAGCTTTTGAAAAAAAAATAAAAATAACATTTCAATTGATGAAGTCTTCTCTTGTTACTCAAGGTAGGAACTTGTGTGTTGCAGGTTTTTTAGAATCTAATTATACTCATATGTTATTCATTGATTCAGATATATATTTTCATGCAGAATCTATAATTAAAATGATTGATAGAGATAAAGATATTTTATCTATACCTTATCCCTTAAAAACAATGATGTGGGATAAAGTTATGGATCGTATAAATAATAATGAAATCAAAACAATGAATGATCTTAAAAAATCATTTAATACTTATCCTATGAGAGTTGAAGATGATACGAATATTAAAATAGATAAAGGTGTTATGGAAGTAACCCATAGTCCAACAGGATGTATGTTAATTAAAAGATCTGTTATAGACAAGATGATAGAAGCATACCCAGAAAAATCTATTGTACAAAAGACAGTTATTAATGGAGAGTATGTAGATAAGCCACATATGTGGAATTTTTTTGACACGATCCACGACCCAGAGACTAAGACTTATCTTGGAGAAGACTTCTCATTCTGTAAGCTTTGGAAAGATATAGGTGGTAAATGTCATGCCTATATAGGGGATACTATTGTCCACGTAGGAGAGCATCAGTATGAGGGACGTTTTGGAGATGAGTTGAAACTAACCAAGTAAAATGGTAATATTGTCTATAATTAATTAATTAGACTATGGATCCATTTACATTAGCATTAGCCACGTTTGGCGTACAAAAACTCAGAGGAAAATCAACTAAGAAAGCATTACAAAGTGCAGCTTTAATAGGTGGCGGAGCCTATGCTTTAGGAGCAGCAGGAATAGGAGGATCAACATTCACAGGTGCTCCACTATCAAGTGCTCAATCTTTTTTAGGAATGGGTGGTCCAAAAACTTTTGGTGATGTTGGTTTAAAAGCAATACCTCAATCTGCTACTTATGGTAAACAATTTATGAATCCAGAAGTAGTACAACAAATAGCAAAAAGTTCACCACTATCTGAATCAGTAATTGGTGCAGGAACAGAAGGTGCTAAAAAAGGAATAGTATCTAACTTGTTGGGTAAGGCAAAAAAAAATCCACTTCAAACAGCAATGTTAGCTTCTAGTGTACTTCCTTTACTAGCTGGAGATGACGAGGGGGATGGTACAATACCAGGATATACAGAAGAAGATTATAAAAAAGCATATGAAGAACAATCAGCTAAGTTAGATGGTGCTTTTGCTCCTGCAACTAATACAAGACCTACAATGGATGAAACAATTAGATCGGATATGTTCTATGCAAATCAAGGTGGACTTGCAACTGCAATACCAAAATTTAACAAAGGTGGTGTAAACTATTTACCATCTAAGACAGATCATAATGAAAACGATTATAATAATTATGTAAGAGCAGAAGGTTATGTTGAAGATGGTGCAGGTAATGGTGATAAAGATGAAGACACGATGTTAGCACAATTAGCTGATGGAGAGTTTGTGTCACGTGCAGATGCAGTCTTAGGCGCAGGTATATTATCTGGAGGAGATCCAAAAAGTTATAAGAGTATGAGAAAAGCTGGAGCTGATTATTTTTATGACCAACAAAAAAAATTAAAAAGAATTTATGATTTAGTTAATGACAACCAAACTAATACAGTTCAGTAAAGAAGAGGTAAATAAAATATGGCCTTTAGCAAAAGAATTAGTACACAAAGCTTGTATAAGAGCGGGAGGATTTATAAGTGAAGAACATATTAAAGAGCATTGTAAAAATGGGACTATGCAGCTTTGGTTGGCTGTTACAGATTCTAACGAAATTTTATGTGTGGGTGTTACTGAGATTAGAGAGTACCCTAATTATAAAGTTTGTGATGCTAAGATCGTTACTGGTAAAAGGTACAAAGAATGGTTTGACCAAATTGATAAAGTGGCTGAATGGGCTAAAGAACAAGGTTGTAAAAAAATGGAGATCTTTTCAAGACCAGGTTATGTCCCTTTATTTAAACAAAAAGGATATGTGGCAACACATGTT